GGTGTATCCAAAGTCCCCTCAGACTTCAATAAATTTGTTCTTGATAGGATTCGCACAGGACACCCACGTCATACGATGGGGAACCCAAAGGCTCCCAATAATATTAAAGAGATCTAGAAAAGAGATTGCACATGTCAGCAAAACTCCCAGCATCCCCGAAGTCTCAGAGTCGCACAAAGAAGAATCTAGACCAACCCAAGATAGACGCCAGTTTCAAATTGAGATCTATTGTACCGCTCACGGACACTCAGAAGAAGATCTTTACTGAGTTCGATCAGGCAAAGAATCTGGTTCTGATGGGAACTGCCGGAACAGGAAAGACCTTCTGTTCTATGTATCTGGCATTGAAATCCATCGTCGATAACAAGACTAATACTGGTCCCAACAAAATTATCATTATCAGATCAGTAGTTTCTTCCAGAGATGTGGGGTTCCTCCCAGGAACACTGAAGGAGAAGCTGTCTGTGTACGAGGCTCCATACAAAGCAATATTTTCTGAATTGTTGGGCCGAGGCGATGCCTGGGAAATCATGAAGACCAATGGTGTTGTAGACTTCGTATCTACTTCATATCTAAGAGGAACCAGCATCAATGATTCGTTCATTATTATGGATGAATTTCAGAATTGTAACCTGAGCGAACTTGATACTATCATGACTCGTGTTGGTAAGAATTCTCGAATGATCTTCTGTGGGGATCTAGAACAGACGGATCTTCTCAAGAGTCGATTTGATGTGACAGGTCTACCAAAATTTGTGTCGATCATAGAGCAGATGAAAAGTTTTAATATCGAGGAGTTTGGTGTAGAGGATATCGTTAGATCAGGAATCGTGCGAGAGTACATTCTTGCAAAAAGATCTCTTGGGATTGGGTGTGTGCTGGAGTAATTGTATTATTTTTTCTTATTCGGTCCACGTTTCTTTCCTGTCTTAGCAGCAGACATCTTGGCCTTGGTTTCTGGTGTATGTTTCTTCCCTGTATTAGCAGCTTAGTAAAATTGAATCTTTGACTTTTCATGTAAGAAAGTGGTATAATAGTAGTGATGAGAAAAATATATCAGCATTTAGGGTTGGTGCTTCCTGAGTTAGAAGCATCAACAGGAGACGATGGAAAACGAATTTACACTACGCCTAATGGCAAAAAGTATCTGTCTGTTACTTCTGTGCTTGGTGCCTTATCTAAAGACTCAATTGCGGCCTGGAGGAAAAGAGTAGGAGAAGAGGAAGCCAATCGAGTATCTAGACGAGCCACCGGACTGGGTACCACTATTCATAAGATCACCGAAGACTACATCAATAATGTAGAAGACTACTATGGTGATGTGGGTTTCTATGAGAAAATGATCTTCTCGTCGTTCCAAGAATCTCTAAACCGGATTGATAATGTGATGTGCCAGGAGGCCGCACTGTATTCGGATCTACTTCAGGTTGCTGGTCGAGTAGATTGTATTGCAGAGTTTGATGGAGAACTATCGATCATCGACTTCAAGACTGCAAACAAACTCAAAGACGAAGAAGATATTCTGAGTTACTTCATGCAGCTAACAATGTATTCTCTTATGTTCGAGGAGATGACAAAGATTGTTATTCCTAACATTGTCATTCTGATGATCACCACTTCAGGAGATCGATTGGTATTCAAGAAGAAACGCAAAGATTATTATAAGCCAGTGAAGGAGTTGTTAGATGCTCATCGAAGAAATATCTCAGATAATAACTGCTGACCTCAAGATTGACCGCATGAATCTGGTGGATGAAGCATCACGAACACCCAATCTATTCACCAAGTATCTTGCCATGTTCCAGGAAGAAAAGCTCAAACTCAAAGCTGCAAAGAGAAAATACTTCTCGGTGTATAAGTCTCGTCGTGAGTTTTATATGGGCACCGCACCCGAAGAAGACTACAGAGAAGAAGCCAATGAGAGAAAGGTTCTGCGTCAGGATGTAGAGATCTGGCTGGATGCTGATAACAAATTGCAGACGCAGCAAGACCGAGTATCATATCAGGAATGCATTGTGGATATGTTGGAGCGTACTCTGAAGGAGATCAATTCTCGCACATTCCACATCAAGGAAATGATTGCGATGATTAGATTCGAGAGTGGAATGTAGAGACACTAAATATATATGTGAATATTTTCCTTAAACAATTAGATAATGTGTTTTGCCGAGTCGAGGCAGAGCCTCATATTCTACAGGAGTTGTCCGAAATATTCACATTTGAAGTTCCGAATGCAAGATTTATTCCTTCGGTCAGAAGTAGACGATGGGACGGTAAGATTCGTCTACTTCGCCGAGGGACCAACAAAATATATATTGGTCTCTGTAAGTACATAGAAGAGTACGCCAAAGAAAACTCCTACACCTTCAGTAAGGATTTTGAGATCACTCAAGATCCGCAACCTCTTAATTTCTCCAAGTGGTTCTACAATGGAGAACAAATCCATCCTCACAACCATCAACTGCTGGCAATCTTTGCTGCTGTCAAGAACAAACGACAGATCTTCCTATCACCCACTGGCTCAGGCAAATCCCTAATCATCTATACAATTGCAAGGAATCTTCTTTCTCAGGTTAAGGGAAAGATACTTGTGATGGTCCCGACCACATCCCTCGTCGAACAGATGTACTCTGACTTTGAACAATATGCTGGCACTGACTGGAATGTCGAGAAGAACACCACCAGAATATATTCCGGAATGGTTCGAGAGGACAAGAGAATTGTAATCTCTACCTGGCAGTCTTTATATGATAAACCTGCTTCATACTTCGATGACTACAATGTTGTGATTGGTGACGAGGCCCATCTATACAAGAGCAAGGAGATCTCGGCACTGCTGGAGAAACTGGTCAATTGTGAGTACAGATATGGATGTACTGGCACCCTAGACGGCGAGAACTGTAATCAATTGATCTTGGAAGGACTATTTGGTCCTGTGTTCAATGTAGTATCTACCGCTGATCTAATAGAATCAAAACATCTTTCAAATTTTAAGATCAAATGTTTTGTCATCAAGTATCCGGATGAAGTTAAGAAAGCCAACAAGGATAATGAATATGAGGATGAGGTTCAGTTCCTAATCAATAACGATAAGCGGAATAAGTTCATCGCCGATCTTGCTGTGAATACCCGAGGCAATACTCTGGTGTTATTCTCCAGAGTCGAGTCTCACGGTATGAAGTTATACGATCTCATCAAGCAACGTACTCAGAGACCAGTACATTTCATCTATGGTGGGACCGACACTAATATTCGAGAAGACATTCGAAAGAGTGTTGAACTGGCCGAAGATTCTATCATGGTTGCATCCTCTCAGATCTTTTCCACAGGGATCAATATCAAGTCTCTGGCCAACATCATATTCTCTCAGCCTTCCAAGTCCAGAGTTCGAACTCTTCAGTCTATCGGTCGTGCCCTTAGAATCTCTGCTAAGAAAGAGAGTTCTACCATCTTTGATATCTCGGACGATCTTACCTGGAAAGGCAAGCCGAACTACACTCGAAATCATTTTGTCGAACGTATCCGGATTTATACCGAAGAAGACTTCAAGTATAGCATTAAAGAGATTGATCTTGATACCTTGTATGGAACACCTCCATTACCTGTACTATAGTATATCACGTAACTACATTTAATATTATAGCGGCTTTCTAGCCAAAAGTCAAGCATTACCTGATTAAAAAATCTTAATCATCATAACCCTTTACTTTTCACTCCAAACGAGGTATACTAAATGAGTAGTCGGAAAAAGGAAAAGTTGATTATGAATTTTGGTCTAAGCGTAGAACAACTCATAGAAGACGTAGAAGGCATCGTCAATAGACATCGGATGAACTACATCGACGCAATTGTCTTCTATTGTGATAAGAACAAGTTCGATGTCGAGTCTTTGGCCGCATTAATTCCCTCCTCTCTTCGTTCCAAGGTCGAAGAATCTGCTCGTCAAACTCGGATGCTGAAGAAACAGTACTACAAGATTACTACTCTTCCCATCTAGTATATGACAAAGAAATCAAGATTAAAACGAATTGGGTACTCTTGGTCTGGGTCTGAGTCTTGGTCTTGGTCTTGGTCTGAGTATCGGTCTTGGTCTGGGTC